CGCCACAGTTACTTCCGCATGGTTTCGCCAAGCAGACCTTCGGCTTCGAGAAAGTGGTAGTAGGACGCGAACTTGTGCGCCGTCCGCAGATACTTGCGGTCAGTGTCGTCCAGTTCGCGCACGCTGAAACGGGCGTCCGGGTTCGCGGGAATCGGAGTCAAGGAACCTTCCCACAGGTCAACCTTGAAAATGCCTCGCCCGTCTTCCTTGTAATGGAAGATGCCGCCCATGCTGGTAGTGCGAAGCATTCCCTCCGCAACCTTGAAGCGAACGTCGATGTTGCCCGGAGCGTTGGACAGCAGCGCCTCGAATCGCAGGCCGCTCTTGTCCTCCTTCATGTCAGTGAAGGTGCCCGCGAGATTCGCCACGCTGTTCCTGTGGTCAGTCAGCATGACCGGGTTCTGCATGAACCGCTTCAAGGTGTCCCGGAACGCGCCCGCCTCCACGTAGTCGCCTTGCCGGTCGGACTCCGTGACGTTCTTGAACGTGGACAGGTAGCCGCTCAGGCGCACGTTGCGGTAGTCGATTATGTTGCCGTCGCCGTCCTTGATGGACTCAACCTTCTTCGCGTCGAGTTCCAGTTCAACGTCCGCGTGGAACCGCTTCACGTTGGCGAAGTCTTCGGACGCACTCGCAGCAGCCTTGTGGATGATGATGGTCGGAACCTTCTCCGCAAGAGCAGGCCCGGCCTTCGCAATTCGGATTGCGAACGGCTCCTGAAACTTCGGCGTGAGGATTCTCAGCTTCACTCCCCGGACTTTCTACTGCTTTTGGGGGAGCAAGCAAGGGTGAAGATTGGTCAGTTGCGGCGGTAGCGGCCATACATTCGGGCCTCTCCGAGAACCAGCATCTCTTCCAACCGGGGCAGGAAACACAGTCCTTCGGGTTGCGTGAACAGCGCCGGGGTCGCAATCACGTCGATGATGCGCCCGTCCAAGGTCATCTTGAATACCTTGAATCCTTCGTGAGAAATCAGGAATAAGTGGCGGTTCACCCGGTCGTAGTGAAGGTCGGAAATGTCAGTCGCCTTCCCGGCCATCGGCCGGTTCAGGTCGAACAGCGGCGTGATGCGTGCGCCATCCCACGTCGCCTTCCACACGTTCCACACTCCCGAATTTGGCTTCTCCGTCACGAAGTAGAAACACCCGCACTCAGGGTCGAAGGTGACTCCCTCCATCGCCAGATTCGCGCCCGACGCCACGCCCGTTGTGATTTCCCGGATGTGGTTCGTTCCGCCTTTCGTGATGGACACCGCACCGTCGCGGGGCACCCGGACTATGTTGATGTCATTGACGACGCCCGGATTGCCTTCCTCGCCGATTGCCCACACGTCCCCGAAACACCAGCACACTGACTCAACATCCGTGAACCCTGAGAGAGTCCATCCACGCCGGTAGGTTCCATCCATGAAGTATTCGTGGCAGGTCGGAACCCCGTTGTCCGAAGTGGCGAAGGTGTTCGTGAGGGGGCAGTAGGCGGCGGTCGATGCGTTGCCCGCAATCGTCGCCAGTGTCGTAGTCGATACGAGGGTCTGGCCGAAGTAGCGGCGCAAGTCGGAACCGGGCTTCCAGCGGCGGTCAAGGTTTCCCAGCCGCCCGCCCCGTTGCTTGAGCAGATGGGTCAGGACGTTCACTGGACAATTCGGGCCGTCACGCGGGCGTCGATGAGCGAGTTCGACACAAGCGCGTCGATGTCATACCAGAAATACATGTAGTCCCCGGTCGCAAGCACCGGCTCCACGGTCGAGTGATGACGCTGGCCCGCCGCCGCGCTGGAATTGGAGTTTGGCAAATCGCAGTTCAAAGACCGCTCTTTCGTGGCAAGCAATATCGGCACGTCCGCGAGCGTCAGGTTCCCCTCGTCATGGAAGGCGTAGAAAAACTTGAACTGCTTGTTGGCCCCCGGCGCAGTCGGAGTCCCGCCCTGCCCGTTCGTTGTGTGGACGTTGAAGACGAGCAGACGGTCTTGCGCGTTGAACTGACGGAGGTTGATGACGGCGGGCGCTTGGTCGAGAAGCGCGGACGCGCCGCCTTGGTTATCGACAACGAGAATGGGGTTCATGGTTTTTCAGTTCGAGAAAGCACGGCTTCGGAACTGCGCCCCATCCCAATAGACGTAACGAGCGGCGTCCCGTTCCAAATTGATTGAACCCGCTCCGTCGATGAGTTCGCTTCCAGTCGTGTCGATGACAATGGCGTTCGCATCCGTGGACTCAATTGAATTGCGAAGCGTCACGTTCCAACCAGCCCTCATTCCGGTCGAAAGAGGAAGGCTGACAGTGATTGCCCCGGCCCCTTTCACAATGTCGATGAGGGCGTCGTCGTCAGAAGATGAAAGAGTCCCGCTGGCTGTTAAGCGTTTTGCGGTTCTTGCGATGTTCAGTTCGTTCGCGTCGGGCACCTTCCCAATCACTGCCGAATTGGCGACTGACGCCGCCTCTTGCTCCGTCAGGTCGAGCACGTCGCCGGGTTTCACGAAGCCAAACCTTCCCAAGTAGCGGGCCGTGTTACTGAAAACGTATTTCGCCATGCCAGTGTTGTGCGCCGGTTCCGCCAGACTGTCAACCCCGCGATGGCAGGCTCCCGTCCTCCGTCAGTTGAACTGTCCGGCAGTTGTGCTGCCATCCGTCCATCTCCGTCAGTTCTGCCAGCGAGCGGATGGCGAACCTGTGATGCCCGTCCACGACGTAGGGAACACCTTGCCAGAAGGCCACGATTTCATCCGTGCCCCAATGCCCGAACCGCCCCGCGTCCAACTCGTCGAGAAGCCATTTCAACGTCGCCACTCGGAGCCAGCGTTGCCGGGCGAACACGTCTTCCACGCGCACGCGCCCCGGCGCGACTGCCGCCACAAGGTCAACCGCCTCCCACCGGATTAACAGCCGTTCGCAAATCGGCAGCGGTGTCCAGACCATCCCCGCCCTGACTTCGGGTTCCTTCGCCAGCCATGCCCTCGCCTTCGCGGTGTTCATTCAATGAAGCCCGACGGAACCATCGTCCCGGTGTGATTGATGTGGAACTCAAGCTTGTCCGCGTCCGCCACGGGCACGTCTTGGATGTTGCAAGTGGACTCGCCGCGATACAAATAGGGGGCGTAGGACGGGGAATCCCAGCGGTCTTCTTCCCGGCTCTCGCACCCGATTACGGAGACGTGCGTTAGAGTCTTCGACTCTTGGAAGGCTTGAATCGCTCCATCCGTCCATGCCCGGTTCAGTTCCGTCCGGGCAATGGTCAGCGCCCGGTTCGCCTGAATCTTGGGCAGCTTCTCCCGGATGAGCTTTACGGTCTGCGGAACCGAAAGCCGTTCCTTCACTGCATTGCTCAGAATCGTTTGGAACCGCTTCCGGGTCGTCTCGGAAATGTTCGTGATGCGAGCCGCCAGTTCCCGCGCCCGCCTTTGCAGATTCGGGTTGTCGCGCACCTTCGGGTCTTGGGAAAGGAAGATGGAAGTCTTGGAGTAGCCTTGGTCGAGCGTCGAGCGGACTCCGGGCAGTATCTCCGCGCTGACTTCCGCGCCCGTCTCACGGAGCACGTCGTTCAGGATTTCCAGAACCAAGTCTTCGTGCGCGGGAAGGAAGATGTCTCCACTTACTTTGACGTTGCGCCGCCCGAAACCGGACGCGGACTCGAAGCGACGGATGACTTCCTCAATCTGTTTCGTGAACGCCCGCGCCGTGTCCCGGACAATGCCGGACTGTTGCTGCCTCTGAGTGATGAGCGCCGCCCGGTGCATCGCGGCAATCATAGCCCGCCCGTGAAGACGGAAGGTTCCCGCCCGCCAGCCTTCCGGCGGAATGATGAGCGCCTTCCCCCCGACGGCAGCAACGAACCGGGCGGCGTTGAGACGTTTCACTTGGGCAGAACGGGCACGCCTACCGGGCCGTCGAGCACGACTCGGAAGATTTCTTGAGGGTCGTCCGCGAGCGCGTAGATGGGGCCAATGGTGTGACGCCTTACCCATTCGCCTTCCCCGGACTTCGATTCGATGAAGGCCGTGATTGGGATGGCGGTCTTCAAGTTCGTGGGCGCAAGGCGAACCAGTCGCACGGAAACTTCATTGGAATAGTCGCTTTGCACTGCGTTTGTCCCCGCCGCTGTCACCGCGAAGTAATTCGTCACTCCGATGACGATGTTCGTCCAGACGCAGTTTGTGTTCAGCCGCCCGTCCACTCGCATCATCTCAGTGTAGTTCCGGGAGGAAGTTCCACGGTGAAGGAAGTAGTGCGTCACTTCGGGTTCAAGGTTGGCGTGCCATTCAAGCGTCACGCTCGCATTGGTCTTCGGGGCGACGTGAGGCACGACGGGTTGCGCCGTGGCGGCGAGCGCCGCCAGCATCAGGATTGATAGGATGGTCTTCATTGTCGTTTCGTTATGGGTTCTCTGCCGTTGCCGAGCCGTCCGGGGTTCAGGCCGCTTTCCACGAAGCGGGAAATGATGGCGCGTGCTTGCGCCTCAGTCGTTTCTTGATTCCCGATTCCAGCCAACTCGAAAGGAACAAGACCGGCGTTGATGAAGTGCTGGTCGTAGAGCGGGTCGTCCACAGGCTGGAAGCCCGCAGCGATTCGCAGTTCATTTACTGACAGTGCGCCACGGTCAAACAGCGGGACGTAATTCGTCACCACGTTGTCGAGGTCAGTGAGTCCCGCCACGTCGAAGGACATGACAAGGTTCCCGGAGTAGCCGGATACCAAGTCGGAGTTCAGCGTGTCCGCGAGAATCTTGGTCAGCGGCTTCACCGTGTAGCGCCGGAAGATGAGGTCGTCGATGCGGGCCGTCGCGTAGTTCGCCGCGTCCTTGACGCCTGCCACGGAGAGCGGGACGCCGTGCAAGTGGAAGATGTTCTCCAAGGTGAACCGGCTGGCTTCGATATTCTGCATCTCTTGCGAGGACAGACCAAGCTGTTCGTATTTCCATTTGCCAGTAAGCCATGCGGTCTTCCCGGAGTTCTCCGAACCGCCGTAGTCCCGCTGCCACTTCTTCTTCGCTTCGTCGAAGGCCGCTTGGTCAGTGATGTTTTCCTCGCAGATGAGGATGCCCGATGGTGCCGCGCCGTTTTTCCAAAACTTCTCCGTCCAAGAGTCCCGGTTGATGAACTCCTTGAACAAAGACTCCCCGGCTTCGATGTCACCGATGCCGTAGTAATCGTTGTCCGGGTGCGGATTTCGGAAGTGGATGATTTCGTCCACGTCGTAAGGCACGTCCACTCCGTTGACCCGATACAGGTAGCCGACGATGCCCCGGCGCGAGTCGAGGGAGATTCGCACGCGCTTCGGGTTGAGCGGCCACAGTTGCAACGGGCGCTGGCCGTTCGCGTTCACTTGGTCTTTCGCCCAATACGCATTCCCGGTTAGCTTGAAGTGGAACACGTAGAGGTAGAACATTTCCGACAGCGTGTAGAACGGGTTCGGGTTGGCGAGCAGTCTTCCTACTTCCGTGTTGTCGAGCGCAGTGCCGTCGCCCCCGGCGCGACTGATTCGATGCGGAGTGTCCATCAGGACTTTCCCTATGATGTCGCACGATTTGAACGTGGCCCAAACCTTCTTCGACCCGACTCGAAGATAATCCTCGTAGGTGGCAAACTTGGCGACTTCAAGGTTGGCGGCAAGCAGCCCTCCGAACAGGTCTTCAATTCTTGTCACCTTGAGTCCGGCGCGGGTCAGTGCCATCCCGGCGCGGAGTGGAAGTGTCTTGAGCCATTGAAACATAGTCATGTCCTTTCAGGTTTGGCCTGTTCTTTCAAGCGGGAACGAAAACGCCATTGGTCAGGAAGCCGTGGTAGATGTCCGGCTCCCCGTCCTTTCCGGGAACCCTGATGGACGGCTTGACCGTGATGGCCGGGGGCGTCCCCAGCCGTGTCCAGCCTTCCCCGCCTCCGAACGAAGGGGCGTCGATGAACCAGTCGTGCCCGGTCGGAAGCTTCACGCACAAGGAAAGACCATCCGGCCCCTTCCACCGGGCCGGGTGCCAGTCCGCGCTCCACATGGAGCCGGGCGGCGCT